ATCAGAAAATAGAGAACTTGTAGAATTTGAACTTGCTGCTCCAACAGATTTAGCTGGAGTTCGGATTCCAGGTCGTCAATGCACTCGCTCAGTTTTTCCAGCCGTAGGTACTTTTGCAGGATGACTTGGAAATATAAAGCGTTACTTCATGCCCAACGTGAAGACCCAAGAGAATGTTGTGGGTTGTTACTTAACATAAAAGGCAAAGAAAGATACTATCCTTGTCGCAATCTGTCGATGACAGATCATCAGTGCTTCATAATTGATCCAGAAGATTATGTAAAAGCTGATAATGCAGGAGAAATTGTAGGTGTAGTTCATAGTCATCCGATAACACCTCCTGCTCCAAGTCAAGCCGACAAAATAAGTTGCGAGAAAAGTAATCTTCCCTGGTATATTGTTAATCCAAAGACAGAACAATGGGCTTATTTAGAACCTTGTGGCTATAAAGCACCTCTTCTGGGTCGTCAATGGGTATGGGGCATAACTGACTGTTGGAGTTTAGTTAGAGATTGGTATAAACAAGAAAAAAATATAGAATTAAGAGATTGGGAAAGACCAATAACATTAGAAGATTTTTTAAAAGATCCTATGTTTGAAAGATGTGCTTGGAGGACAGGTTTTAGAGAACTAAGACCAGAAGAACCTTTAGAAGATGGAGATTTATTATTTATGAGTATTTTAAATCCAGGTCTAAATCATGTGGCATTATTTTTCAAAGGAGATGTAATTCATCATTTAACCGATAGACTGTCTTGTAGAGAACCATACTCTGAATGGTTGCTAAAATGCACAGGAAAGAGGTTACGTTATGCTTCGTAAAGTGAAATTGTATGGCGAACTAGCTAAATTTGTAGGCCATAAAGAATTTGAAGTAGAAGTCAACACGGTAGGTAAAGCAGTAAGCTTTTTAGTCCATAATTTTCCAGGTATAGAAGCGTATATGAATCCAAAATATTATCAAGTAAAAGTAGGTAAATACGATATTGATAAAGATGAATTAGGTTATCCTATAGGTAAAGAAGATATACATTTTATACCTGTTATTTCTGGTAGAGGAGATCTTGGAAAAGTAGTATTAGGTGCTGTTTTAATAGGTATTGCGGTAGCATCAGGTGGAACAGGTTTAGCTTTAGGTGCAGGAGGTTTTGGTTTTACTGGAGGAACTTTAGCAGCTATTGGTGGAAACATAGGTATCGCTCTCGTATTATCAGGTGTTAGTGGTATGTTATTTCCATTACCAGAACCCCAGAAATTTAGCTCGGAAGAAGATCCACAGTTATCTTTTAGTTTTAGCGGAGTTCAAAATACATCAAGAGCAGGAACTCCCGTTCCAATAGTGTATGGTGAAATATTTACAGGAAGTGTTGTAATAAGTGCAGCAGTAGACAATAATCAGGTGGATGTATGACAGACGAAATTAAAATTATTAGAGGTTCTAAAGGACCAAGCCAACCACCTCCCCCTTACCGTGCTCCTGATACTTTACATAGTAGAAGTTTTGCTACTGTTCAAGATTTAATATCTGAAGGTGAAATAGAAGGTTTTGCTAGTGCATCTAAAGCGGGGCTTACTAAAGGTACAACAGCCTATGATAACGCAAGTAAGAAAGATATTTTTCTTGATGATACTCCTATACTTCAAGAGACTGCTTCTAACAGTAGTCCTGCTGATACTGACTTTAATTTTAAAGATATAAATTTTAAATCTAGATTTGGAACATCTAGTCAAACAGCCTTAAGTGGTATTCCTGCTGAAACCAGATCACCCACAGGTGTTGGAGTTGTTGTAACTACTTCTGCTCCAGTGACTAGACAGATTACAAATACCGATGTTGATGCTGTAATTGTTACTCTAACTTGGCCTCAAATACAAATTCTTCAAGATAATGGTGATATTGATGGAGATAAAGTAGAGTATAAAATACAAATTCAACATGACTCTGGTGGTTTTGTAGATAAAGTTGGAGGTACAGCAGGAACGGCTCAAGTTCTTGGTAGAACTGCTGATGCTTACGCTAGAGATCACAGAATAGAACTAACAAGTGGATTTACAACGGTAGACATAAGAGTTGTTCGAGTAACAGCAGATAGCACATCTTCTACAACAATAAATGCTTTTCAGTTTACAAGTTTTCAAGAAGTTATAGATACAGCCTTAACTTACCCTAATAGTGCTTACACTGCTTTACGTTTTGACAGTAAGCAATTTAATCGTATTCCTTCAAGAAAATACCGTATTAGGGGAATAAAAGTAAGAATCCCAGGAGCAGGAGCATCTAGCTCTGGCACTCCGACTGTTGATTTACAAACTGGAAGAATTGTCTATCCAGACGGCTACATATTTAACGGAGTCATGGGTGCTGCTGTTTATACAAATTGCCCTGCGATGTGTTTACTTGATTTACTTACAAACACTAGATATGGACTAGGTAATCACATAGTTGACAGCAACATAGATTTATTTAGTTTTGTTGCTGCCAGTAAATATGCAAATGAAGAAGTAGATGATGGAACGGGATCAGGTGCGAAAGAAGCAAGATTTAGTTGTAACGTAAATATTCAGAGTTCTAGAGAAGCATTTGCAGCCATAAATGAACTAGCTGGTGTTATGAGATGTATGCCTATATGGTCTGCTGGAGGCATAACTTTATCTCAGGATAAACCAACAACAGCAAGCTATTTATTTAATTTAGCCAATGTAGGCGAGGCAGGTTTTAGCTACTCAGGAAGCAGTTTAAAAACAAGACACAGTGTCATTTCTGTAAGTTACTTCAATATGGATTCAAAAGAAGTAGATTTTGAAGTTATTGAAGATGCAACAGCAATAAGTAAATTTGGAACAATAGTAAAAACCATAAAAGCATTTGCCTGTACTTCCCGTAATCAAGCAGCTAGGCTAGGAAGAGCAGTGCTTTTTGCTGAACAAAATGAATCTGAAACTATAAGTTTTACAACTTCAATAGATTCTGGAATTATTGTAAGACCTGGTTCTGTTATCGAAGTCAACGATCCAGTAAGAGCAGGAGCTAGAAGAGGTGGTCGTGTTGTATCCGCAACAACTACTTCTATAACTATTGATGCTGCCACACAAACAAGTTTTTCACCTGATCCAATCAGTAATCCAACTATAAGTGTAGTTTTATCCGATGGAACAGTTGAAGTAGGTGTTATATCCTCTATAGCAGATGCAACTATTACTGTTAATAGCGTTACGAAACCAGATGGAACCACTGCATCGCAGTTTTCTTCAGCACCATCAGCAAACTCTCCCTATCTTATATCAAGCACTACATTACAAACTCAACTATTTAGAGTTGTTCAGGTAGAAGAACAAGATGATGTTAAGTATGGAATTACAGCTTTATCTTATGTTGAAGGTAAATACGCATTTATTGAGGATGGAACTCCCTTACCTACAAGAACAATATCACTATTAAATAAACCAGCAGATCCCCCAAGTAATTTAACAGTTACAGAAGTCACAGTTCCTATAAATAATATTGCCAGAAGTAAATTAATTGTAGATTGGCAACCCGTAGTAGGGGTTACTCAATATCTTGTTAATTACAAAGTCGAAAATGGTAATTATGTTTCTCAGGTTGTATTTAGTAGTGATTTTGAATTATTAGACACTGTTAAAGGTACTTATACATTCCAAGTTTTTTCATACAATGCAGCATTAGAAATATCTGCAAATTCAACTGATACTACTTTTACTGCTCAAGGTAAAACCGCTTTACCAGAAGATGTTTCTGGCTTAACTATTGAACCTATAAACGAACAATTTGTAAGGCTCAGATTTACACAGGCAACTGCTATAGATGTTCTACATGGTGGCCGAGTTTATGTAAGGCATACAAATCAAACTGGAGGTGGTGCTTCATTTCAAGCTGCTCAAGATGTCATTGAAGCTGTTGCTGGTAATGCCACAGAAGTTATAGCTCCTGCACTAGCTGGAACGTACCTTCTTAAGTTTCAAGATGATGGTGGTAGATTTAGTGCTAATGCAGCCAGTGTAAATCTTTCTCTTGTTGACATCTTAGATTCTATTACTGTAAAAACCGATAGAGAAGATACTGACGGAACACCATACAACGGAACTAAATCAAATGTTGTTTATGATTCATCTCTTGGTGGATTGAAGTTAACAGACCCAACGGCAAATGCTACTGGTACTTATGATTTTGTGGATACCCTTGATCTTGGTGGTACATTCTCACTTGTCTTAAAAAGACATTTTCAAGGAGTTGGGTTTTATGCTGGAGATGAATTTGATAACAGAACAGAACTTATTGATACATGGACAGATTTTGATGGCACGGTTGCTCAAGACGTGAACGCAAAAATAGCGGTGAGAACTACAACAGATGATCCTAGTAGTTCACCTACTTATGGTTCTTTCAA